CCGGGTCCGGCGTGGCAAGGCGGAACCACTGCCGTGCCGGCGAGGTCGCGCCCGACATCATGCCAGCGCCGAGGACGCGCAGGGCGCGGGTGCCCGTTGAGTCGTAGATGTTGTTGTGGCGGCGGTAGCCGCGGTCGCGGTCCTGGCGGAAGTAGCGCCCGTTGCGCGGCAGGATGTAGGAGGTGAGCTCCTGCCAGTGCGCGAACCATGACGCCCGCTCGCTCTTGAGCTGTCCCCACCGGGTGAACAGTCGATCCCGCGTGGGAGCGCCGGGATACGACGAGTTGTCTCCGGTGTATTCGCTCATATCACCCTCTGCTGTTTCTCGTTGCTGCTTCAAATGTCGCTGGACGTTGAGCGTATTTCAATGGCTGTGATTGCCTTCGCAGTCCACTCATTGACGCTGCTTGCGGTGCTTGGTTTGGTTGGGTCAGCAGTGTTCCTGCCGAAACACTTCCAAGCAATGTTCCGAGCAGCGATGCGCTTGCCAACGCTTGCGGAATTGGTTCGCCCAAAATCGAAACATCATTGCTTGGGTTGTTTCCGGTCAGCATCCTCATTGACGGCATTCCGCCGACACGATCACGGTTTCCTGGAATTGCGGGTGTTGGTTCGTAATTGAATAACCCATCGAATGGCATTGCCATTGGCATTCCAAGTCGCTGAAGAATTGCCATTGGCGATAATGTGAACATCAGCTGCCGAGGAGAGAGGTGCGACCGAGCTGGAGATCCTGCGGGTTGACTCCCATCGGCCCGGTGAGCATGGTGCTCGAGGGGCCGCCACCCATCTCGGCGGCGGCGCGTCCCATGATGTCGGCGACGGCGGGCTCGGCGCGGTTGGCGGCGGCCATCGCCTGCTGGCTGCGGCGCTGCTGGCTGCGCGCCTGCGCCGCAGCGGCGTCCTGCGCCTGCTTCTGCTGGTTCATGGCCTTCTTCTGCATGGCTGCGCCGCGCTCGCCGGCGGCAATTCCATAGCCAGCACCGGCCGCTGCGGTAGCAGCTGCCGTGGCCGCAAGTCCAGTCGCAAGTCCAGCCCCAGCCCCCGCGCCAAGGGCAGTACCAAGCCCGGCAATTAGTGATCCGATGCTTGAGATGATGAAATGCCGCTCGCGGCGTGCGGACAGGTCGTGGATTCGTCGGATGCTGTGGTCGAACATGGGAGAACCTTCAGGAAAGTGCGTTCGCTCACCTCGTAGCCGAGCCTTTGGAGGATCGACCCAGCCGGACTGCCGGCCTCAAGGACGATGTCTGACATGCAGGCGACTTGCGCCCCTTGCTCTTTGGCCCACCGCTCGAACTCGAGCAGCATGCGGATGCCTTCCGGGCGGCCCCTGACTTCAGGCTGCATCCACCACGCATGTTCGAGCGCAATTCGTGAGCTTGCGCTGATCCACGAGGAGACAATTGCCGCGGCCATAAAGCCGCAAACGTGACCATCAATCTCCGCCACCCAGACGCGGCCCACCGAAGCAAGCTGGAGGATGGCTGATCGTGCGTCATCGCGGTGCATAGGCAGCACATGGGAGTACTTTGTGCCGGACCTAAACCTCAACATCATTTCGACGATTGCGTCGATGTCCTGCTCGGTTGCCTGCCTGACCATGACTGTAGACCTCCGTCTAGCGGTTACGGGTACTGATCTCTTCGTACGGGTCGTAGTCGGTCGGTCGCGTGTCGATCTTCTCGCGTACCTCGCGTGGAAGCATCTTGGCGACCGGGTACGCGAACGTGAGGCAGAGCGCGTCGGCCATGTCCGGGCTGCCGCCGCCCTGGAGGCGCTTCTTGATCTCGTCCTTGGACTCGAGCACGCGCTTGCCTGTGGCGTCGTACCAGTAGATCGGCGTGCTGATCTCCTGCTTCAGCGTGATGTCGTTGGGGATCGAACCGCCCGCCTGTATCCACTCGCGTATGGCCCACCACATTTCGGTGCGCTTGTTGACGAACAGGTTCGGGAACGTGGCCTTGCCGCCAAAGGCGACCTCGGTCACGTCGTAGCCGAGCTGCCGTAGGCGGTCGATGACGCCCGCGCCGGCCCCGGCATCGATGAACACGGCATCCGGGTCGCGGTCCTCAATGACGTTGGCGACGGCCGCGGCGAGCGCCATGTTGTCGATCCCGTGGTGGACGATGGGCGGCTCCATGCGGAGCCCCTGGCGCAGGACGATGACGCTGCGGTCATCCCCGAACCGGGCCGGGTCCACGCCCACGATGAGCGGCTGGTCGATGATGTCGCCGTCTGGGTACTGGCGCTGCGCGGCGCTCTCGGCGTCGGACAGGCTGATGAGCTGATCGTCGCCGGCGGCGCTGAAGTCGCACAGGTACTCGCGTGAGAATGCCTGTTCTGGCATATCGCGCTCGAGGCGCTTGACCTCGTCGGGCGCGAGCGCGTCGGTATCGTAAACCGTGTACTTCGCCGCATACCAGTCATCGAGGGAGCCGCTAGCAGCGCGATAGTAAAGCTCGCTGAACAGGTTGATTCCGGCGGGGGTGCCGATGAACAGCGCCCAACCGCGGCGGTCCGAGAGCGCGGGCTGGATGATGTCGTTCCAGACCTCGGGCTTAATCTGGGCGACCTCGTCGATGACGCAGCCGTCGAGGCGCACGCCACGCAAAGCGTCAGGATTGTCACCACCGAACAGGCGGATCGTGGCCTTGTTCGACTTGAACGTGACGGCGAGGTCGGCCTCGTTCACGTCCACGGACCCGGTGCGGATGAAGGGGTCGATCTTCTGCTTCAATCGCGCCCAGGCGATGGCCTTGGCCTGCTTCAGGAACGGGGCCACGTAGACAAAGAACCCGAGGTCCGACTGGCACTTCACCGCCCGGTGGAGGAGCTCCATGAGGGCGAGCTCGGTCTTGCCGGCGCGTCGGTGGAGGGCGAGGACGGTGAACCGCCGGCGCTCAAGGTGGCACCGCCGCTGCCAGTCTCGCGGCTCGTAGCCGAGGCGGATGGTCTTACTCGCCATCCGGGACGCCGGTGATGACGTTGAGGACGATTCCGCCACCGTGGTCTACGGCGACCTTCTCGCCGTACTTGGCCGGGTTCGCCATGCGGAGGATCTTGAGCTTGGTGTCGATCTGGTATCGCCTCCACGCGGCCTGGACGGGCGTTTCCGGCTCGATGTCTGCGATCTCCCCGCACTGCTCAAACATGGCCTCAAGTCCGGCTTCCCGCGCCTCCCTATAGCGTTGCGCAAATTCCGGGTCGGCCTGTATCCACCGGAATACAGTCACGCGGTCGGGCTTTCCTTGTCGGCTTGAGAATGCGGTCAGCGTCTTGCCTTGCGCAAGCCACGTAATCACTTCACTCGCAAGTGGTTCCGGTGCCTTGGTCAGGGCTGGCCGGCCGACCTTTCGCTTGACGGGGGCGCTTCCAGTCGGCGGGGAGAGAGGCACGACGCTGGTAACGGCAGATCTTGCTGACGGTGGTCCAGCGGAGTCCGAGCGCCTTGGCGATGCGACGATAGCCCCATCGGTGTTCTTCGTGGAGTTCCCGGATTTCTTGGACGATGGCCTCTGGGATCGTGGCATTGTGATGGGTTTCGCCGACGCGGCGGCCGTTCTCGCCGTAGGCCGCGAGCCTGGTCACTTGCGCTTCTTGCCCTTTGCCTTCACGTCTGCGCGGTTGAACTCTTTGGCGACTTTCATGGGGATGCCCATCTTGCGGGCGAATGTTGCCGAATGCGCGGCAGCCGCCATGGTTCTGCGCTGCCTGGGTGACTTGCTTGGCATTAGGCGGTTTCCTTCGGGGTGAGGGTGATGCGGAGTCCTGCGGCATCGGCGAGTGTGATGGCGGAGTCGAACGTGGCGGTGCGCTTCCCGATGACGGGAGCGGTGGACAGCAGGCACATCACGGTATGGGCGCGGAGTCTGCCCTGCTGCTCGAGGTCGCGTGCGACCTGGCTTCGGGTGCGTCCCTGCGACACCACGGCCGTAGTGACGGCCGCCTTGAAATCGTCATACGAATGGATATCCATTGCCCGCAGTATATCAGGCTTTGCATACGGGTTCGCCGAAATCTTCGGCGGTTGCTGCCCAGATGAGTCGCGGTGTCCCGGGTCCGAGTTCGTTGGTTTCGATGTTGTCGGTGACGAAGGTTCGCGCTTCGCCGATGGACATGTCGTGCTGATCGCGCAGTCGGGCGGCGATCATGTCTGCGGAGTATACGGCGACGGGTATCCCTGCTCGGTCGGTGGCTTTGGGGTACATGACTCCAAGGAGGCAGTCATCGAGGTTGGCGAGCAGGATCGGGTTCTTTCGCCGCGCCATGCGCGCAGTCTACCGACGAGAACGCCGCAGGCAGATTTTTGCCTACGGCGTTTCGTGGAGACGGCGTTGTGTTC